GATATTACTCTTCCGAAAGCTTCAGTTGCAATCATCGAAAATCCGTTCTATGCGGTTTTTAATGAACAAAACTCAACGATGCAGCGACTTATCAGGAAGCTTAATATTCTCGATATTGTGGACGAACAGAGTAGTGCTGGAAAATTGGATTTGATTATTCAGTTACCATATGTAACCAGATCAGATGCAAGACGACAAGAAGCTCAGCGCCGTAGAAAAGAAATGGAAGATCAGCTCATGAACTCCAAGTACGGCGTAGCGTATGCAGATAGTTCCGAAAAGATTATTCAGCTGAATAGATCTCTGGATAACAATCTTATGAAACAGATCGAATATTTGACCAATATGCTCTACAGTCAGCTTGGAATTACTCAGGCAATCCTAGATGGATCTGCGAACGAACAGGAATTACTGAATTATAACAACCGACTTATTGAACCGATTGTATCCGCTATAGTTGATGAAATGAAAAGGAAGTTCTTAACGAAAACGGCGCGTTCACAGCTCCAAACGATCAAGTTCTTTCGGGATCCGTTTAAGTTGGTTCCGATCAATAACATTGCAGACATTGCTGATAAGTTTACTCGCAATGAGATTCTTACATCGAATGAGATCCGCCAGATTATTGGTATGAAACCGTCTAATGATCCGAAAGCAGATCAGTTGATTAACAGTAATCTCAATCATCAGGAGGATGCCATGAACCCAACCAGTCGATGGTGAAGAAATGGAAGAAAATCCGGAGAACTATGATCAGCCAGAAGAGCAACAGGAAAACACTTCTCAAGATGAAGACGTATCTATCATGGATATACCAATATCACAATTACCCAATTATGTTTAACAACTAAATAATGGAGGCAAATCAAAATGGCAAAAAAGTTTGACATTAGTGGTTGGGCTACCAAAGCTGACATGCTGTGTTCTGATGGTGTCATTATCAAAAAAGGCGCTTTCAAAGACTGCGATGGTGTAACCGTACCATTAGTATGGAACCATCAGCATAATAGTCCAAACGAGGTTCTTGGTCATGCCTTATTAGAAAACCGAGACGACGGTGTTTATGCGTATTGTACGTTTAATGATACGGACGCCGGACAGACTGCAAAATTACTGGTACAGCATGGGGATGTTAACCGCTTCTCTATTTATGCAAATAAGATTAAACGCAGAGGATCAGATGTAATTCACGGCGTTATCCGTGAACTCAGTCTGGTTTTAGCTGGTGCTAATCCAGGTGCCGTAATTGATACGGTTATGATGCATGGCGAAGACTCTTATGAAGAGGGATATATTAGCTCAGGCGAATATATAGAAAACGTGGAAAATTTATTCCACTCAGATGACACTGCTACGAAAGGAGATAAAGAAATGGCAGATAATACTAAGAAACAGTCAAGTGACTATAAAAAAGAAAAGACAGTCGCTGACGTATTCAATGAACTTACCGATGAGCAGAAACAGGTCGTTTATGCTATGATCGGACAGGCATTAGAAGATGCAGGTGTTTCTCTCGATGAGGACGAACCTGATGATGAAAATGTACAGCATTCTGACGATGATGATAAGGATGAAACTGTCGCAGATGTGTTTAACAGTTTAACAGACAAACAGAAGCAGGTTGTTTATGCTATGATCGGGCAGGCTCTGGAAGATGCCGGAGTAACCGACGATGAAGATAAAGAAGATGAAGGAGGAAACAATAACATGAAACACAATGTATTTGATAACAGCGATTACATGGCAGGTGATGAGGACGACAGAGAAGTTCTGTCTCAGTCCGAATTTAAGGAGATCATGGGTGAAGCTCGTAGAAATGGTTCTCTGAAAGACGCATTCATTCAGCATGGAATCACCAATGTCGATTATATGTTCCCAGACGCACAGACAGTCGACAATGAACCTGGATTCATCAAAAGAAATGATGACTGGGTTGCCAAAGTAATGAATAAAGTACATCATACACCGTTCAGCCGGATTAAATCTGTATTCGCCAATATTACAGCAGATGAAGCTCGTGCGAAGGGATACGTTAAAGGCAAAAAGAAAGTCGATGAAGTGTTCCCACTGTTAAAACGAGTTACCACTCCTGTTACTGTTTATAAGAAACAGACCCTGGATCGTGACGACGTTATCGATATCGTAGACATGGATGTTGTAGCTTGGCTGAAGAAAGAAATGAGAATGATGCTGGACGAGGAGCTGGCACGTGCAATCCTTGTTGGTGATGGAAGAAATCAGTCCTCTTCTGACAAAATCAATGAGCAGAACATCCGCCCGATTTGGACAGACGATGACGTGTATACCGTTAAAGCTGCTGTTCCGATCACCAGAGAAACAACCGGTCCGGAAAAGGCTAAAGCGTTCATCAAAGCTGCAATTAGATCCAGAAAAGAATATAAGGGTTCTGGAAATCCGGATATGTTTATTGATGAAGATATTCTGACAGAATGTTTACTGCTGGAAGATACCAATGGTCGCGTTATTTACGACACCATTGAAAAACTGGCCACAGCACTGCGTGTTCAGGAACTTATCCCTGTTCCGGTTATGGAAAATTTGAAACGTGAAAAAGGTGCTAATACTCATATTCTGGGTGGTATCTATGTAAACCTGAATGATTACAATGTCGGTGCTGACAAAGGCGGAGCAGTTAATATGTTTGATGACTTTGATATCGATTATAACCAGCAGAAATATCTGATCGAAACAAGATGCTCTGGTGCAATGGTTACACCATACGGTGCCGTAGCAATCGAGTTCGTAGGAACAACCACAGATCTGGCTCAGGAAGCAGCAGCGTAATTTTTATCTGATCGATTATAAAACTAAACAGGCATAATTGTGAGTCCAACTTCAAATCGGAGTGAGGGCTTATTTTTATGCCTAAAAATCAAAATGGAGTGACGGACAATGAACAAATGGTGTGGGAAAATCGGATTTGTAGCGTCTGATGAAATCGAACCAGGAATGTGGGTTGATGGGGGTATTGTCGAAAGAAAATATTTCGGTGATGTTTCCAGTAATCGATGGAAGCGCCAAACCACTAGCGAAAAACTTTCAGATGACATTAATATGTCAAACCAGATAAGTATTGTAGCTGATCCATACGCCAGAGATCATTGCTCAAATATGGCGTATATCGAATTTATGAATGAAAAGTGGAAGATTACCGATATAGAAGTGCAATACCCAAGACTAATCTTGAGTATCGGAGGTGTGTATAATGCGTAGCCGTTTGGAATTACAAACAAAATTGGAAGAAATCTCAGGCACCAAACATGTTTACTTTATGCCACCTGCGTCACTAAAAATGGAATATCCGGCAATCAGGTATACACGAGAAAAAATAGATACGAGAAACGCAGACAATAAGAAATATATCAGTACGACTCGTTATAACGTGACAGTTATTAGTAGAAGACCGATGGATCCATTAGTCGATAAGATCATGGAACTTCCATACTGCACCCACGATAGGGATTATGAGAGCGATAACTTATATCATGTTTCGATGACTTTATATTTCTAAAGTTAAAAGTTGGTTGGGATCACATATGAAATGGGACGAGCTGAAAAAAGCGGGTGTGATAAAAATAATTCAAAAGGGAGGAAACCATAATGCCAAGACTTGAATGGGATAAAGTTGGAGAAAGACTTTATGAAACTGGTGTAGATCAGGGTGTTTTGTATGTTCAGGATGAAACCGGCGCGTATCCGGAAGGCGTAGCATGGAGCGGACTTAGATCTGTTTCTGAGAGTCCATCTGGCGCAGAACCATCACCACTGTATGCAGATAATATCAAATATCTGAACCTGTTATCTACAGAAGAATTTGCAGCAACAATCGGAGCGTACTATTCTCCGGAGGAATTTGATGCTTGCGACGGAACTGCTACTCTCGCCAAAGGTGTAACGATTGGACAGCAGAAACGTAAAACTTTTGGTCTGTGTTATAGAACCAAAATCGGTAACGATATCGATGGCGATGAACATGGATATAAAATCAAAATTATTTA